AGACAACATCTGCACCTGGACCTGTGGCCCCGGCTTCAAAGGTTGAAACCAGGATCGTGGACGTTGTAGCGCCCCCTCATAGGGGGACACGTAGCGTACAGAGTGTTTCTGACACTACTACGCCCTCCGGAACAAAATATATTTGTTGCGGAAGGTCGAGAAACTTTGTTTTCCCGGCCGCCCATGTACTCAGCTTCTGAGCCGTGGGCATGAACTCTTGAGTAACTGCAAGATGTTCACCGTAGCACTGGATTAGGTTTTCTTCCAGTCTACGCTCCCTTACTTTCCATGGTAACGTGTCATACGCGTTACTTTTATATGGATCGTCGCCATGGCGACGACTCACTTCCGGAGCTAACATGTTCCGGAAGAGGTAAGGTCGGTCGATGACGTTAATTGCGTCATCAACCGTAATGTAGCCAACTCGCTTGGCGAGCGCGACTTTGTCACTGAAACGGAGATGCTCCCAATCAGTGTCAGCTGTCTGAGTTAAGAACTGCAGACCCGCATCGTCGATGCCGAGTGTTAACTCGGCGTTCGACAGTACCTCCTTGACCTGGTCTTGGACCTGGTCAGAAGATACCCCCCTGGCACGTGCATTTGTAGCGAGGTTTGCTAAACAGCGCCGCACGAGCAAGGGAGCAGTCGATCCAAGTACATCTTGGATCGACTGCGCGTGAATTTTCGACAGTTGACTGTCGAAGATGCGAGCCAGCTCTGCTTCAGAGCGATGGAACGCTGGGCTACCGATGCCTCCCAGTTTCACTGGGAGGTACCGAACCGCGAGGTTTGATGGAAGAAAAGCTTCCATCCGGTACTCAAACCGGGCCGAGACCATGGGAACCATGGCCTCGAAGCCACCTCCGAGCCAAGCCAGCATGCCTTGCATCTGGCGAGCCTTGCCAATGGCAGGGTTCGGCTCGTCCTTCCCCTCGTGCTCCTTAGCACAAGGAGAAAGCAACCTAACTTTCATCGCATCGATGTGAGGTTGTCTCAGATAGGGTCTTTTATGGAGAGGAGTGTCCTCTCCCCAGATTTCCGAGTCTGAGAGTCCTACCGTGAGGAGCATCTCCTCACAGTAGAAACTACCACGCGAACTTATGAAGTTCTGCGGCCATGAAACGGCCATGCCGTTTCGTTCATGGTTAAACGTAATACGTCTAAGGTAATCGATCGGACCTTGACCAGTGTGGTCATCGCCCGAGCACGCGAAGTGGCGCCATTTTAAGGCGACACCTCCACGCGAGCGCGTCAGACGCGAGTAAAACTCGTCGTCTGATGCTTCCAGCAATCCATGCTGGAACCTCAAGAAGGCTTCCCACTCTGCACAAAGGTTGTGCATGGTGAGCACCAACTTGGCCCCGGGATCTCCCATTAGGATACCCCGGGATGTGAGGGTGTCGAAGAATCCTTCGATATCACTCTCGTAGCGCCTCGCCGAACATAGTAATTCGGCAGATGCTTGGAGGTAGTGGGAAGTTTCTTCCAACCCCTCCATTAGACCCTCTATCATTGATAGAGAATACTCGTGCGTACAGAAATCTGTCGCCGTAGTAAGATCACTACTTAAGAAGTAAGTGGTCTGGTCAGGCACCGGACCTACGTTTCGTAGGCCCTTGCACCACTCATAGAGTTGCCAGCCGCGGGTCAAACCCGCAGTCGCACTCGGATGAGTTTTCACTAAACCTAGTAGGTGATGTGAAAACGGTTGGAGAAAGATTGTAAGACAGTCTTCTCCGACAGTGACAACCCGCGACTTTGCCCCGGGTTCGCCTATCGCGCTCGCACGAATGCTGGGCGCGACGTCTCCCTTTTTGAGGGAGCCACCGTCATTATACATAGCTCCTCGTAGAAGTCCATTCTTAATGGACTCCTCTATTGACCATTGCAGAAGCTGCAATCCGGTCACGGAGTCTAAGCCGTATAACGGATCCTCATATTTGAAATTTTCAAAATCGAGGACCATGGATTCGGTACTTTCACCGAATTCATGATGTGGCTCATGCACGGGTACATCCCGGCACATAGTTTGCCACCGCGGCCTACCGGCTACCAGCCGGTAGGGCGCACCGAACCACGTTATGGCTTCCATATCGTGGTCCGGAACAAAGTTGGCCCAGGTCCGGAATTTTACCGAGACCTCAGCGGCTCTACCTCCCTCTCCGACCGGCGAGTCAATGCTCGCCGATGAAGTCAGAGATAGGTGGCCAAGACTTTTGAAGTTCTTGGGCTTATTCTTTCGAACTTGCCGTCCGATGAGGACGGAGAGACGTCGGAGGATTTTCCTCCGGATCTCGCTAAGTTCGGGTTTCGAGTGGAGTGTCTTCGCATGCTTTGCAAGCGATTCAGCCCTCGTACCCTTTCCACCAGCAGGCATTCCCCTGCTGGTGACGAGGTGAAGAAGCCGAGTTGCCTCTGCCTTCGACACCACGCCGCGGTCCCAGACTCTCTCGAGCCATGGGCATAACTCCCTCCAAAATGGAGGCAGTACAGACGGGATTTTCCCGCCTGCCGCAAACCCCGGAAAATCAACCGGGGTTTCGGGCTCCGCAGTCTCTGACTGTAGAGCCTTCCAACGGAGGAGTGCGGAGAATTTCTTCCACTCCTTCGTGGCCTTGTCCGTATTATGAACGGCGAGGCTATAGGCCCATTTGAGTAATTTCTCATATGAAGCCATACTCCTAAAACGTCTTACGTTTTCAGGGGTACTCGTTAAGAGGTTGTCATTGACAGCCTCTACGAAATTAGTAATCCGTTTTAAACGGTACTCGCCGGCGTGGCAGATCTTATCTACCACGTCGCGTGCGAGAAAGGGTAGTAATACTACCACTCTCTTGCGTCGGTTGGTCAAGCTCTCA